CCAATGCTCTGTAATCCAACATGTGTATCCTTCTTCTCGTAATTTTTTAAGACTTAACTGCGTTGGGCTAGTTGCCATCAAATTGACTTTCGCTAGGTTTAGATATTCCGTCTGTAAATCTTTTCTCTACATCACCGGTAGACTTATTAAGTTCGTATTCATAAGCGTGTGGTGATACGTCAGGACTGTTTACCTTTCGTTTAAATATTTTGTCCCAGTTATCTTGTGCTTCTTGTTCAGAAATTAACAATGGTCTTCTTCCAGAGCCTTTACCCATTACCTATCCTTTCTTGTTGTAACTTTTCATATTCTTTGTTTAATTCACAACCTAAATATTGTCTACCATGTTGCAATGCTACTTGTGCAGTTGTGCCACTACCCATAAATGGGTCAAATACAATATCTCCTTCTTTACTTCCAGCTAATATACAAGGCTCAATCAATTCTTTAGGAAAAGTAGCAAAATGTGCGCCTTTATATGGTTTAGTATTAACGGTCCATACACTACGTTTATTTCTCATACCATCATAAATTTTATACTCAGGTGGTCTTGCATTTACACCAATTTGATTTTGTCTTTCTTTACTACCTTTAGCACCTTTAGTGCCTGCTGGTATTACGCCTTGTTCTTTCATGGCTAAAGAGTCAAAATAATATTTTGGTGATTTAGACAGTAAAAATATATATTCATGTGCTTTTGTGCATCTATCACGAACAGACTCAGGCATTGGGTTTGGTTTATGCCAAATAATATCTTGTCTTAATGTCCATCCAAAATCTTGTAATGCAAATGCAACTCTCCATGGTATTCCAATTAAATCTTTTTCCTTTAAACCTTCTTGTTTGTTTCCACGTCTAGCACAAGTAGTAGGCAAATCTTGATTAGTATTACTTACTGTTTGTTTATTTAATGCCTGACCTTTGCCAGGTCTGTAATTGTAATAACTATCACCTAAATTTAACCATACAGTTCCATTATCTTCAAGTATATGCCATACATGTCTAAATACATCTACCATGTTAGCAACATACTCTCCCACTGTTTGTTCTAAACCAATTTGACCATCAACTCCATAATCACGTAAACCAAAATAAGGTGGAGAAGTTACGCAGGTTTGAACTTTAACGCCTTCATCTTTCCAGCGTGACATTATCTCCCTACAATCTCCAAATTCTATTTTGTTCATTTTATTTGTATATGGTTGTTAGTAAATAACCATCCTATAGTTTTTCTATGCGCTTCTTCCCATGCACTTATTCTATCATGTTTATCTAATGATTTGTCATTATCTATCATGTGGTGGCATTGGTGGCATAATGCTGCAATTCTAAAATCGTTTGCCTTTATTCCAGTTCCCTTGCCATCTCTTAATTGATTACTATGAGCTGCACAAACCGTTCCATCTTCCATTGAACACATCATACATGGAGCTTCTCTAACAATTTCTAATAGCTTTTTATTTCTGTAGTTCATTACATACCTTTGTCATCCAGTTAATTAAATCATCTGGTGTATATTCTCGTTGATATTGAGTGCAGCGTTTTGTTCCTTTTACATTACCACATATTGACCTGTCAGTAGATGATAGATTTTTAGGTGGCATTGGTGGTAAATTATCTTTAGCTATTCCACAAATATAAAGTTTAGTATTTTTGTGTGCAACATGACCAAAGTCAAATTGGTCAATCTCAATAGTAAACCCACCAAACTCATCTACTTCATCACCTAATGGTAATGGTGCTTCTTTCCATAAACGGCTACCGGCAGGATGTTCTAATATACCTCCATTAAGTCTTACTTGTGCTAATGCAAAATATGCTAATTGTTTTTCATCTGGTCTAGGGTTTGCCATGTGAGATAACATACCCCAAGCCCTGCATGGTGGATGTGCCAAAACAGGATAGTCTTTACAATAGTTTCTAGCATCTCTGTGAATATCATATACATCATATCCATCAAGTTCTTTATAACGACTATCATCTCTTGCAAATAAAACAGCTATCATTAGTAATCCCAACCCCAACCCATAGTCTGACCAAACACCTCTATCTGTTGCTGGTATTCTGTCATTTCTGAAGTTGTTAGTTTAGTGCTTGACTTAATAAGTTCTATTGGCATACCTGCTACTTCAGTTTGGTATCGTAAGAATTTATATCCCATGAGTTCGTGTATCTTATCTTTCTCAATGCCTAAATGGTTTCCTATGCTTGAATACAATTCCCATAGTCTTTCGTTTTGTTCTAGGCTACGATTAAGTTTAGCATCTGTTACTGTTACTCTCCATCTATGAGTAAAGTCAAGTGCTTTTAACTTCTCCACTAGCATTGGCAAGTTGTCTTTGGTTAGCGACCACTTTATCATCTCTCCATCCTTTCGTTTTAAATACTTGTCCGTCTTTAGAAGTTGCTTTGTATTGAATGTCATCTCCGAATAACTTTTTACAACGCTTAATAAATTCATTTATGGTCATGGACTCTCCTTATATCGCAAACCTTTATTATCAAAATAAAATCCCCAACTACCTTCAACAGGATAATTCCGTTGCTTTTGTAAGTATACTACACAATCAGGAACACCTTTTAATTCTTCAGCAGTTTTATCACCATTCTCAATATCACGTTCCTTTTTCTTACATCTGTAAACACATAGGATGTTATCTGTGAGGTTACGAATATGACTGCTTCCTAAAATATGAGTAGCGTCTGGTGCTATAGTTTCATCTGCCATCTTACGAGTATGAGCTACTAAAAATATATGTATGTTTAAATCACGACATGATGTTGCAAGTCTATCAATAAACAATTTTTGCTTCTCGTAATTATCTTCGGATATATCACTCATCTTCATAAGACTGTCTATAACAAATACCTCTACACCTAAAACATGTTTGCCATAGTAAAGCGTAGCTATCATATCTTCTGTAGTGGTACTTCCTGTTTGGTCATATATCCACAACTTGTCTGCTGCACGACCACAAAATTTTCTAATGTAATCCTCTGTTGGGTCTGTAGACTTTAATGATTGCTGAACCATGCGAGAAAGAGTGAGTACTGCCCTCATTTCTAGGCTTGCGATTAAACATTTAGTTTGCTGACCCATAAGAGATAATACGACTTGTGAAAGCCAGAGACTTTTCCCATGTGAACTAACACCGGTTACAACTGTCAATTCAGATGGTCTCACTCTAAAATCTTGTTCACTCTTAACAAACCCTAAAGACTTACCAGATGATATTTCTTCTGAAAAGTATTTAACAACGTCATCTGCAAAAACAGAAGTGTCTTTTACTAAGAACTCACTAGAACCATATTCATTATTAAAATATTGAGTAATGGTTTCTTTACTAACTGTTAATCTATCTAACGCTTCACCAATTTTCATTTAGCATTATCCCATGCGTTACGCAGTTTAGGAGCTTCACCATCATTCCATCTTTCCTGGTTAAGCAAAGTAAGTGGAGCTGGTGAAAATCCATCTTTCCATGATTGAGTATTTTTCATACGTTTTACATACCCTATCACTTCATCTGCTATAGCGTCAATGTTTTTATTAGCCCATCTTTCCATACATGTTTTCTTATTTACTTTACGAACATTAGGATAGCTTTCCCAAAATTCTTCAAACCTATTGGTCGTTTTAACGACATATATATCTTCTCTTATCTTCTCTTCTCTTATCTTCTCTATCCTAACAGGCTCATAGTTTTCTACTAGTAATCCTCTAGTAAATAGTTCTTTTGTTATTTTATCAACAAAATCAATAGGATAATGAAGTCTAAAAGCTATTTCAAACAAGTCTGGTAACACTCCATCACTTTCAGAACCAAGACACCACAACTCTATTAAAACAGCTTTTTGTTCAAAAGATAGCTTATGTATATCTATGTTGTTTATGTAATCCGTACCATAAAATTTAAACCATGTCATCTTTTTTTGGTATCTTGGGTTCTTTGGATTATAGAGATTAAACTTCTCCCAGTTCTTAATCTTGTACATACACTCTCCTTTGGTTAATAATGCCAAAAAAGATTAACATACCTAATTCTAGTTGTAAACTATTTATTTGTTAGAAAATGCTTGACAAGTGTTTTTTTGCCATTAAGATAGGCATTGTAGTATTTAACTTTAGGAGAGAAAAAATGAAAAAAGTAAAACAAGTATATGTAGGTAAAGCTGATAAATGTTTTTGTGGTTGTTCAGGTAAATGGTTTGATGCTAATAATTCTGATGACTTAACAGGTTTTTTAAAGGGCATTAATAAATTTAATAAACTTGGAACAGATAATGGTGATGACTCTTGGGATGTATCAAATCCAGATAAAAATAATATAGTTGTTGCTTTATATTATCAATAAGGAGAAAAGCATGAGTGTAAAGACAATGATAGTAGTAGCAGTAGCATTTTGGGCTTATGTATGGCTTTGCTTGCAAATCATGGGTAAGTTATCAGGTGCAATATGAATAAATACTTATGGCTATTCCTTTTTGTATTTTGGGGGTATATAATATGGCGAATGGTTTAGAACAGATAGCAGATATTCTTAAACGAT